TCTGCTTGGTGTTTTTGTGATTGTTGGTGCGTTTGTGTGTTTTATGTTTGTAATGACAAGGATTGATGAAAATGAGTAAGAGAAGAATCACGGTAAATATTAGTGCAAATATCGATGCAATTAAAGATCAACTTGAAAGAGAGACTGGAGTGGTTTTCAGCTATGTTCAACTTATTGACTTTCTGATCAACTTCTATCGCAAAAACTCTGTCAAAACAACTTGGAATAACAAGATCACTGATGGAGTAAAAAGATGAAGATTTTGGTGATGAAGATTATTTTGTCTGTGGTGCTTGCGGTGCTGACCATTGGCTCAATTGAGCTGGCAAGCGGTGGCTTAACTTTTTTGATCGGAATGTGCAAATGACTAAAGACGAAGCATTTAAAACATGGTGGCACAACGAAGGCAGCCAAGCCCCCCACAGACATCACGATTGCGAAGAACACACTATGCGTATGTGTGAGATTGCTTGGGCAAATGGTGCTTATAAAGAAAGAGAAGCCTTGGCACAGCCCAAACAGGAGCCTGTGCGCGTCATGGGGTTTGACTGCGTATGCGGCAAGCGCATGAAAGTAAGCGCAGAACAAGGTGTAACACCCGCACCACAGCGCAAGCCGCTGGACCGAAGCCGCCCACGGTATCAAGGAGGGCGCATGAGCAACCCACATTGGTGCACATACTGCAAAGGTCATAACGCCCACAACTGCCAATTCAACGAGCAGTTGCCAAGGATGCACACTTACACAACAAATCACACATCCCCACCACAGAGCACATGGGTTGGATTGACGGATGAGGAGGTTGCAAGTATTTACATGAACCATACAGATCGGCCAGATCGGCCAATATACGAACAGTGGAAGTTTGCCCGAGCCATTGAAGCCAAACTCAAGGAGAAGAATGGTTTTGATACCCCAGAGCTTGCTCACCAAGCATATAAGGAAAACACATGAAAACATACACTCGCAAATCAAAGATGGATGATTTGAAAAAGTATTGTCATCACGCAAAAGAACATTCATTCATTGAGGTGACTGAATGGGAGAACGGAGAGGGAATTGATGTGATCTTTGATGACAAGATCATCCAGCTTTCATGGGGACAGCTAAATGCAATCAATGTGCTGGCACATTACAAGGAATAAAACATGAGCGATCCAGTAAACCAACCAAAACACTACACAACAGGTGGCATCGAAACCATCGACTACATCAAAGCCAAATTAGGGCCAGAACACTTTCAGGCTTATTGCATCGGCAATGTCATCAAGTATGTAAGTAGATACTCACACAAGAATGGCATAGAAGACCTCAAAAAAGCCCAGGTCTATCTCACTTGGGCAATTGAATCACTTGACCACGAAACTCAATAGCCTCATTATTGAATTTCATAACCAACTCAGGGAATAGCAACTTCCCCTTATAAAAGGTCAACACAACAAATCCCGATCTCCAGTTGGTCGGGTTTTCTTCCAAATAATCCATGAACTGTGGGCCGTCAATATCTGCCAAAGTGCCAGAATCGACTCCATAGCGCACTCCGTTGTAGTCTGTAATGGGAGACACCTTCAGGCTGTGCAAATGGCCTGTGACGATGTTTTTGCCACTCCATAGTGTGTTGTTATGGGTTGCATGAATTCCACCCTTAAATCGATGTTTAACCACCGTGTCGTCGTTAATCCAGCAAGACCAACACGGAGTCCAAGCAGGGAAATGATCTTTTAGGCTAAACCCCTTAACATGCTCATATTGAGGCGCATTGGCGGCTAGGAAGTTTTCAAATCTAGCATCATGGTTTCCAAGAGGCCAAATTAACTTGACATTGCGCCTTGCCTTTTTCGCCGCCTCTTCAATCTCCCCCATCGCAATTTCGCAAGCCTTAAGTTCCTCAATAACAGATGGCTTGCTGTCCCACCCAATGCGGGGATGACGAGAGATAGTCGCACCATCAAAAACATCGCCATTTGCAATAACAGCAACTGGAGCAAATTGTTTAATGGCCCAAAGTAAACCCTTAAAAACCGACGAATGTAAACCTGGATAGAAATGAGCATCCGAGAAAACCAAAACAGTTCCATTCTCAACTCCAAGATTCAATCTGGGTGAATGCCTATGCGCTGTCTGCAAGTGATGTTGTTTTCTTGTCTCATTGTTAGGATGAGTAATCGTATTTAGAGCAATGTTGTACTTGACTTCAAGGTTCCTGCGCCTCTTCATTACATTCTTGTTTTCCATATTCATTCTCTCAGAAGCCTCTTTCCAAGATCGACTTGTTTGAACAATTTCAATAAACTCTTTGTCAGAGATTCTGATGTTAGCCATTACAAACGCTTCCTCCAGTAAACACTATGCTTGAACGCCCATTTTTCACTAGGTTCAAAAATCTTAAACCCACATGAAATCAATGAATTTGCACTCGCAGGATTATCAGTCGTATCAGTAACCAACCAGTTCCAACCAATCGCTTTGGCATGAGCAATCCTTACCCTAATCATTTTCTTTTGAACGCCTCTTCCCCTAAAGTAAGGCACAACACCTGATCTGCACAAATAGCCACAATCAGCCCACCTAACAGACTGAACAACACCAGCAAAACCAATAGGCTCATCACCTTCATAAGCAATCCAC